TCCTACCAAGCCCGAACAGAAAACCCCGAGGTCAATACAGAGGTTGAGGCATATTGGGCAGAGTGGTGGGACAAGTGCGATATCTCGACAAGGCACACCGGCTCGACTCTGATGCAGGTGGCGATGATGTCGATGCTCCGAGATGGTGATTTTCTTTTCGTTTTAGTCCGAGACAAGGACGGCAACCTAAAGATTCAAGGCATCGAGGCAGATAGAGTAGGCGACCCATTTAAGGTTTATACAAGCCTAGATTTGATCGGTGGAATCCATATTGATCGAGATACTGGTGCGCCGAGTGCCTACGATATTTACAACCGAAGCATCGGGGACTTCTACACCTACCAAGCAACCATTCCTGCAAGCCAAGCCTTTCACCTATTCGACCCACTCCGCATCGATCAATATCGTGGAGTAAGTGCTTTCCATACCGCCATAAATGATTGCACAGACATTTACGATATCGTTAATTTCGAGAAGATGGCGGCACGAGTAGCCTCCTCCCAATCCGCAGTTGTTCGCAGGAACAACAACAATGCCTCTGATCTCTCCACGCTCACAAACGATGAAAATGTTAATGGTGATACTATCAAGCTAGAAGCGATTGAGTCGGGCAAAATCTCTTATCTAGAACCGGGCGAAGATATTGTGTTCCCCGATGGCCCGAGCCGTCCCTCCGGTGCGTTTGCAGAGTTCCACAAGATTCTTTTGCGGAACATTTGCCTTGGCCTTGGCATCCCTTATTCATTCGCCGTTGACCCTTCCGCTATGTCTGGCCCGACCGCACGCCTTGAGATGCAACAAGCAGGGCGCACCTTCCGCAGATACCAGAAGCTCCTAGATGATAAAGTGCTTCGACCGATTAAGAACATCGTAATTGCCGATGGAGTGGCAAGAGGATTGATTGAGAACAATGTTGGGAGCAGAACGACTAGGGGTATTTTTAATTTCGGGGCAAATGTCTCTATTGATTTAGGCAGAGAATCCGCTTCCGCAATCTCCGAGTTCAAGACTGGCCTCAGAACTGCCGCCGACATCTACGCCGAGCGAGGGCAAGATTTTGAAAGTGCTATGCGACAAAGGGCTATTGAGGCGAAGCTGATTAAGGATTTAGCACAGAAGTATGGCGTAGCCCCAGAGACGATTTCCGATATTGTTACGCCTACACCCCCGCAACCCCAACTACCTCCCGCCCCCGCACCTAAACCAGTAGCACCCATAGAGGATAAACCAGAGGAGGACAAGGATGAGGGAGGCGACCAGAAGCCAATTCCAGAAGACCCCATCGAACCATCCTCCGAAGAATTAGAAGTTAAAAAAAAAGATACTGAAGAGGCACTAGCAAAACTCGACCCAGCATCCATCAAGATGCTGATTGAGGGAATGATGGGCGGGATTGAGTTGGCGAAGTATGATGGGATTGATTTTACCCCACCAGAAGGAGCTAGGGAGGCCGCCAAAAGAGCCCTGGATGTGCGGGAGACGAAACCACCCAGCCAAAGGGGAATGACCCCAGTGGGCATCGCCAGAGCTAGGGATTTGCAAAATGGCGTGAAGCTATCGCCCGATACAGTAAGGCGAATGTTGAATTTCCTAACTCGCCACGAAGTCGACAAGAAGGGCGCAACTTGGGGCGAGCAAGGAAAGGGCTGGCAAGCGTGGCACGGATGGGGCGGGGATGCGGGCTTTTCTTGGGCAAAGAAAGTAGTCGGACAAATGGAGGCAAGGGACAAGAAAGAACTAGCCGAACCGGCCTCTTGCCCAATCGCAACCCAAGACATCAAAACCAACCTAGCCAATAGGCAGACAGCGGTTGATGATGCAAACTACGGCCCAGCCAATCCAAACGAACCCAACGAGGACTACTGGAAAGCCAAGGCAGACGAGTTCCAAGGCGATGTAGTAACGGCAAAGAAAATGCTTTGTGGTAATTGTGCGGCCTTCGATCAGAGAAGCAAAGTTTTGGGGTGCATTAAGAAGGGCATTGGAGAGGACGCAAACGAGGTGGCTATTGGTGGCGATCTGGGTTACTGCGAGATTTTTGATTTTAAGTGTGCGGCCAAAAGGACTTGTGACGCTTGGATTGTGGGCGGGCCGATTACAGATAAGAAAGAAGAACTTGCCCGACCAGTCTCCCAAACCCCAGCCCCTCCCAAAGAACGGATCAAAGGCTCAAGGGAGAACCCCAAAGGCACGGCATCCACAAGGAGCAAAGCTGGTGACATTGAGATTTCAGAACAGAACGAAGAAGCTCTCAAGAACAAGGTTGCCGAGTTCAAGGACAAGCACCCCTCAAGGAAAGCCCCCACGCTTGGGGCATTGAAGAAAGTGTTTCGCAGGGGTGCGGGTGCGTTCTCGACCAGCTTCCGACCTACCATCAGCGGGGGCAAACCCAACTCTAGGAACGCTTGGGCGATGGCAAGGGTGAACAAGTTTCTAAAGATGGCTGGTGGCGGTGAAGTCAAGAAATCATATCGAGCGGCAGACGGCGATCTTCTTTGACACAACCTCGATGCTTTATGCCCCTGCCCATTCCCTCCGCTGACGAATCAGAGCAAGACTTTGTATCCCGCTTTATGGGTGACGAGCAAGCTGTAAGCGACTTCCCGGACGAAAGCCAGCGTTCAGCCGTAGCCTATTCGACCTATCGGGACGAGGAGATGGATGAAATGGAGCTAGGCGGGGTGAGCATTTTGGAGGTGGGAGAGGCCAAAGGACACGACCTTTTCGTGGATAAAACAAGCCTAGAGACTGCCCTCAAACTTATGGGAAGTGCCAAGAATGGCGTGAAGGTTAAGATGAACCACGGAAGCGGATTGGACGCAGTTGTCGGCTTTGCCCGCAACCCCCGCATTGAAGGGGATAAGCTAGTGGCAGACCTTCGCCTTCTCCGCAACTCTCCCCACTATGGTCTTATCAAAGAGATGGCCTCCGAAGCCCCCGACCAGTTCGGAGTTTCCCTAGCCTTCGTAAATGAGTCCGAGACCATCAACGGCAAGGATTACATTCGACCCCAGAGCATCGCCTCTGCTGATTTAGTTTCCTCCCCTGCGGCCACGAATGGGCTGTTTGAAGAAATGGTAAAGTTTATGGAAAAGCTGGGATATGTAAGCGGAGGAAAGACAATCCCAGCCGTAGTTAAACAATCCGTGGAGGAAGCTCCACTTGACAAAAAGGACAAAACCAATATGGAAAACACAGATTACAAAAAAGATATGGACGAAATTAAGGTTCGTCTCTCTGCCTTGGAAGAGGCAATGAAACCCAAGGAAGAAATGAAGAAAGAGGAGATGGCCGAGGAAGCTACCAAGATCGTCATCGAAAAAGAAGATGAAGATGAGAAAGAGGAGAAGACCGAGGAAATGAGCGAGGTCGTGAAAAAAGTTCTAACCGAGTTCGGCATTAAGCCCATCCCCGCCTCCCCTTCAATCGAAGTTCCTTCCGAGAAAAAGGAAGAACCCAAAACTTTTGAAGCTCTCGTGGCCGCCCATAGCGACTACGGAACAAGCAAGCTCAAGGCCATGAAAGCCGTGATGCTCTCCAACCCCAAAGAATACTCCGAGGCTCTGACTCGTGGTATTACTAAACTCTAATAAAAGGATAATACTAAAATGGCAACAAATATTGACGGTGGTGCAGTTCGCACCTTTAACTTCGCTTCGGCGATTTCGGCTTACCGATTCGTCCAAATCGGAACAGATGGATTGGCAGTAGCGGCAGTCTCCGGCACGGCTCGTGCGGTTGGCTCTACTATTTCCGATGTGGCGGCTGGTGACAACGGTGCAGTCAAGCTGTTCTACCCAACCTTCTTTGCAACTTGTGATGTGGCGATTGCGGCTGGTGGCCTAGTGGCTACTAGCACGGCTGGCCTCGTAACAACTGCGGCCGCCAATGTTGGCGTTGTCGGAGTTGCTCTCGAAGGTGGCGCGGCCGATGCAGTCATCGAAGTCGCAGTTCCCTTAACCCAGTAATTTAACCAACCAAGAAAGAATATAAATATATGGCATACGTAAGTGGCGGTTCAACAATTCGCGCCGACATCAACCAAGCGTTGATCGAAGCCCCTCAAGCCGATGTGGGCTTGATCGGTTCGCAACTTCTCCCTTTGCAGAATGTAGATGCAAAGAGCGGAACTTATCTCAAGGTTCAACTTGGAGGTGCAGACCTCTTGACCAACAATGCAACGGCTCGTGATTCTGGTTCTGCTTACAGCCGAGGGATTCGTTCCTTCAGCTCTGCGAACTATTCCACGGACGAATTTGGCTTGGAAGAGCTTCTGGACGATGCAACCGCTTTGGACTTAAACCGGTTTTTTTCGTACGAGGCAGAAACTGCGAAGTTCTTGCTCCGTCAGTTAAAACTCTCCCACGAGAAGCGAGTGTCCGATCTTCTCTGGGCTGGTTCGACTCCCTTCACCATCTCTGACCAGACTCGTGCAGTAGCCTACACGAACACGAACATCGCCACGGTTGATGTGGCTCGTGACGTAGCGGCTGCCAAGCTCGCTCTTAACCAGTATGGTTATGAAGTGAATTGTATTGCGATGTCGGCCAATGTGTTTGAGTTAATCAGACGCTCCACCCTCCTCCAGAATCAGTTCTTCGGAGTTATCTCCAATACTGGTGCTCGGTTGTTGAGCGAAGCTGAAATCGCGGCGGCTCTAGGAGTTCAGAACCTCCTCGTTGGTCGTGCGGCGATCAACTCTGCCGGTAAGAACAAGGCCTACACCGGCTCGTTCGTTGTTCCAGACACCAAAATCATTGTTGGTCAGATTTCTGGTGGTGAGTTCACCGCTGGTGGAATCGGACGCACCTTGGTCTGGTCGGGTGACTCGGCTGGTGGTTTCGTCTCTGAAAGCTATCGTGACGAAGCTCGCCGTAGCCAAGTGCTCCGCGTTCGCATGAACACGGACGAAGTTGTGATTGACCCGAACGCCGCCGTTCGTATCACCACCAACTACTCCGCAAGCTAAAGATTGCTGTTGGTTGTTTCATAGGAATGGGGGGAGGGCGAAAGCTCTCCCCCCTTTTCTTTTTGACATAAATAGTGAAACTATGGTAGGAAATCCTTATGACAATTAACGGCGGTGTTCGGATTGGCGGGCTGGGCATCTTGCAAGCCTTCGACCCAGATGCGTCAGCTTATTTTGTTCGGGCGGGAGTGACAGATGCTACCGCTAAAATTCAAATAAATCTTTTTGTAAAAGGCACAAAAGATTTGGGGCTTTGGAACGATATGGTTTGCTGGCCCTTGCGCTCAACACAGAACGCCGGAACTGATGCAACTGCGTATAGTCTTGGTGGATTAGGTACTTTCAATGGGACTCTTGTAAATAGCCCAACTTGGGGAACAGATGGAATTACATTTACTTCTGGCTCTTCTCAAACAATCAATGTTCCCAACATTACAATATCACAAACGGATTTAATAGTGGCCACTTGCC